CTGCATACTCCCCATCTCCGAAATAGGTAGATAACTCAACCCTTTCATTCGTAGTACTTTGCAATCACATCTCCATTCTTATGTGTTACTTCGGTTAGTTCGCCCTCCGTTCTTTTGGACTCTTGTAACTTACGTTCCCACGCAGTTTTATTCTTTTTATCTTCTCGTTTGCGTAAAGTGGTCTTTTTGCGTGACCGTTTCATACGCAACTTCCGTAATTCTTCTTTGAGTGATATGTTTGCAGACACTAATAATAGTACTGCAAGAGGGTCAAATACCCATACCAATATAATTATGACCCATCTGACTGCTTCTTCAAGGGTGTTTGTGTCGGAGTTTCCGTAAACAAGTTCTGCGATATACTTGATTGGGCCGACTTCTGCGATAAGTTCATTCTCTTTGGTGCGTAACTTGAACTTCTCTTGCGTGAGCTCTGCGATATTGTTCGTTGCATTATTGATTGTTGATGTGAGCGCATTACGTTCTTCCTCTTGACCCTTTCTTGCATTGATGGATTTAGTCACTGCATCAAGTTCTACATACTTTTTGAGTGCATCATCTAACAGACCTAATTGTAGTTCTGCTCGTTCAATGTCTTTTTGTTGTCGTGTAATTCGTGAATCTATTAGTTCTATTTGAAGTGTATTATCTGCACCTATAGAGGTTTGTTCTATGTGAGCTTTGGAAAGAAAACCGAATATTCCCATAGAAGTAATGAACATGAGAACAAGAACAGCAGAAATAAGATAAGTTTTGAGTAGGACATTTACTTTCTTCCAATAATGATATAACCATGCGGCTGTGACTAGTTTGCCTGTTTCCAGAACAACTCCCATAACTGCAATGGGTATCACAGATGCAGAAAAGATTGCAACCAGACCTATTATACTATAGTAGGCTGCAACCCCAGATATTGCAAGTGCAGTTAATAATGTAAGATATGCTAATATCATAGATACTCTGAATGGTGAGAAATAGTTGGGTTGTGTCTACTACCACTATCTTTATTGAACCATTTCGTTTCTGTTGTTTCTTTGTGGATTCTACGTTGACCTTCTGAATCAGTTTCCTCATAATATGAAGTTACAGTTTCTTTAATTTTACGTTTTTCTCCAAAGTCAAATTTCATTTGTGTTTCTTGTAACATATTTAATGCTCCCAGACTACAATATAACACCCTTCCTCTTTACTAGAAATAGTGCCTGCGCCTCTTGTGATGTTGAATGTGGTATTTCCTTTAACCCACCCTTTATATATTCCACCATGAACATCTGCAAAAAACTTTGCAACTCTATTGTTTCTAAAACGCATAATCCTAGAAAAATATTGATTACCTTGATGTGGTTCGTCCTCTATGTAAATATCATTATTCATACGCCTAAGACCTTACCAATACCTTTTGCATCTTGAGGTAGTGAACCACCACTTCGTAGATGGTCTTCTACTTGTTCAAAATAAAAGGCTGCATCATCATGACCATATTCTTCTAATAACTTTTTTGCATATTTGAAGAATGTTACTGTCTGCATACCAGAACCATCTCGTAGTGTTGCAGATTTCCATTTGCCTGGACGTTGATTACTCATTTTTTCTCCTCACATTTACGTTTAACTTCAACTTTCATTATTCCAAAGTCTACCATAATATCACTATGTTTGTCAAGTCTTATGGTACATTCTGTTTTACTTTTAAACTCTTCAACAACTACACCAGAGAAATCTTTCTCTGGAGTTGTCATCATGATACTTGTAATTAGTAAAAATGTTTTCATAACATTACCTCTTCTTAGGGAACACCCATTTGACTAACTCAGGCACCTCATATTGAACTTGTTTGAATATTGCCCATTTGTATATACCCATTTCATTTGCAGCTTTTACTGCTTCTTCTAATGATTTATATCTACCTACAGTACCAAAATGTTCATTAAAAACATCATATGTTATTACCATTATATACTCGCTTTCTCAAATTTAATTTCCATCATTAGTGTATCTTCTGCACAACTAATCGCTCTTGAAGTATCACTATCCTCTTCTATGTCATTCGCTTCATAGTAAAGGTCTGTTAGTTTCTCTAACAACGCTTCTAACTTTTTTACTTTATCACTCATTACGAATTCCTCTCTCTAATTTTTTCCATTCTCATTACTGATGCAATCCACTGTTCAGGCGACATAATGTGAGAACCAGTGGTTATCTTGAGTTTTGCATCTTTGAAACACTTCTTGAGTATGTTACCAAACTCTTTACCTAAGAACATAGATGATAGTTTGATTACATCCCTACGAAAACCTATGTCATGATGCATATTACCACACAAGTGTGCAAACTCATGAACGATTGTATATGGACAGTTGTTCTCTTGAAGTTCCATTGCACCATACCAAGTAGCACGACCAGCTGTTGCACCACGAAACTTTTTCTTGACAAGAGTTGGTAGGTAATCCTTTTTAGTAGAACCAATCTCATTATCACATAACTTGTAATAAGTTTTAGACTTTGAAATCTTCTTGAAAAGTTTCTGAGAACCTTTCCAATCTAATCGTTTGAATCGTGCATCATTTGGATACAACTTTTTATACTCTGCAAGAGCAGCGAACTCTGCATTGTAAGTTTTCTGGCGACCAGAGTCTTTGAAGTTTGCTTTACCAGACTTGATAGTCTTGTTTTTCTTAGACCAATAGTTTGCATATTTGTTTGCATATTCGTGAGACATAATCTTACTTGCAGCTTGATATGCATCTGTTGAATTAGTGAATGTCATTATATCACCTCTATATTATCAGCAGTAAAAACCTTTACTGCACCATCATCAAAATAAACAGTGTAATGTGTAACACCGTTAATATCCTCAATAGAACCTATCCGTCCTACCATACCATAATCAGTAATTACATTGTCATCAAAAGTCATCATTAACCCCTCATTGCGACAGCAGCATCCCAAATCTTTTTCGCACCATCATGAGTTGCGAAACCAACTTCGTCTGCAAAATCCATAGTGCTACAAAACATAACCTCACCAAAGATTTTGTGAGTATCTAGAATGTATGCAAGCATCTTAGCGTCTTTTGCAGTACCAATCATATTACCAGCACCTTTGAACACAGCGACTTTCGCACCTTCGATTGCATCAATAAAAATTGTTTCGTTTTTCATGTCTATCTCTCTTTCTCTTGACTATACTATTATAATACACACTTCCTATAGTAAAGTCAAGTTTTATTTTCAGACGTAAAAAACCCTCATAAATCAAGGACTTACGAGGGTGAGATTTTGTGTGATATTTGGGGTTTGTTATAAAAACAACAAGTGATTCGCTATTTTCGTTCTTTTAGAATGGTATTCATCATATCAGTACCAGTGCGTGTGAAGTATCTAGGTGCAAATGCATGGATAATTACAGCTGGTATAATCAACTGTAACCTCATTGCAACCCATAGTGCTTGTACCATGTGTTGTAGTGCAGTTTCATTTACTTCTTCTAGGTGTAGTTTACATTTACGACTGAACATTTTTTTACTCTGGTGTTGGTAGTCTTCTAATTTGAGATTTTTGTCTTGTTTTGCGAACTTTTAAATCAACAGAAGTACCTCGTTGTGGTTTTTTACCACCTAATTTTTTCTTTTCTAACTCAGCTGCAATCCACCGTTTTGCTTGTGGTTTGTTAGGTTTCTTTACAACAAGACCACGAATACGTTTGAACACTTTGTTGAATATGTCCTCACCAGCGTCATTGTTATCTACAATAATAAAGTTTCTAGAACCAAATAATGATTGAAATGCACCAATATTCTTTTGTACGTTATTCCACATTTGTTCTACAGACTTCTCTGGTAGAGTTCTTTTTCTTTCTTTGTTTCGTATCTGTGCAGTTTCTAATGAAGTGTTCACGAATATCATCATAGTTTCGTAACCAAGTTGGTCTAGTAATGCTTTCTGTCTACTAATCTTTGCAACGTCTTTTCCAGTACCGTCAATGATAACACCAAGTCTACCATCAACCCATAAACCTTGTCTTGCTTTGGTCTTTTGTTTTGACCGTAGACGTATCTCTTGGCCTCCATCTGAGAAAATGTCATCTGGGTTACCAATATCCAGACCAGCCTTTTCTAGGTCTTTCTCGTAGATTTCATCTGAATTCACAATCTTCATGCCAAGACCACCAGTGGTCTTCCTCACAACGTAGGACTTACCACTGCCTGGCCCACCAGCAAGAAAGATTGCGTTAAATATGTTGGGGTCGTAAACTCCCTCTTGTATTTGGTGAAATGTTTTCATCACTAATCCTTTGTAACAACTCTTGTATATATTTAGTTTCTTCTGGTTTCATGGGTTCAATCCTTCTCTCTTGTCTCTGTAGGTTCGTAAACTTCTTCATCTTCAGTTTTGCTTTATTTGTCATTTTGTTCCCTCTTAAAAAATATGGTTGAACATGATATAGATTGTTGTTACATTTCTCCTTTATATTACTCCATCCACATATCCTTGGTCTACTGTGTGTCCTGCTGATACATCAATAGACCTTGCACTATTTGTGTCAGGCCCTAGTTCAAGATTTTGTGGTATTCCATCACTTGGTAATGGATTACCTTTACCAGAATCTTTTGCGACTTGCATAAGAATTTTATGTTTAAGTTGTTGAGATTTGGTAAAAGTGTGTCTTAGGTGTGTGATAATATAATTACCACTCATTTGTTTATCTTCTTTTGCGTCTGTGACAGAACTAGTTGCACCAATCTCTAGATTAACTTTGTCTCCTGCTTGAATGAATGTTTGACCGTTTACTTCTATGTTAAGAATATAACCGTTTTCAAATTGTTCTTTTCGTGCAAGTTTTCTTTGAAGTGTTTGTGATTTATTATCACTTTGATATGGGTAATTTCCACTCTCTTCAAAAGAATAACCAGATGCAGTCGATACCACATATAGTTTTGTATCTTCGTTTTCTGTTAAGGATTTCTGACTGTCTGGGTCTTTTGCAGTTGAAATAATTGGAGTGGCCTCCCCATTATCTGGATGGATATCTCTATCAAAATTATCTAGATAATTATATTTATATAAGTCAACTCTTTTATTATATACATCATGTGCAATTAATTTAGAACTAATCATACCACTGTTAAGATTTTTTACCGTATCTTTTGATGATACTCTTTGATAGTTAACCAATGTATCTAAGTTCTTCTGTGCATCTACTACCCCTTGTTCATTAAGTGATGCACCAGTATTTTCTTTGAAAAAGAACTTTGGTTCTTCTCTACACATACTATCATATGTTCTAAAATGAAATCCCTTAGTTGTTTCGTAAAACAGATATGAAGGTGACCCATTATTTAACTGTGAGTTAGATATATTTGATAGGTGTGCAATACACCTAAATGGTTTAATATTTGGAAATATTATCTTTGCATTATTAGCTGTTGGTTCAAAATAAAATGTTTTTTTACTTCTTAGATAGTTTTCATCTCTAAGAATTTTCTCTACAATTTCATTTGGTTGACCACTATATGATTGTGATATCTTACAAGTTGTATTTCTAAATCCTTCCATAGAACCAAACTGAAGAGACAAAATTTGTGAAGTTTCACCCTCTTGTTGTTGTGAGTTAATCTTGTAAATAATCAATGGTGACCTTGTATAGTCAATAGTAGTTTCAGGCTCTGGTTTTTCTTGTGGTGTTTGGATTTTAAGGATTAGTTTTTCTTCACCAATAATAGGAAAGTTTTGTACAATATTAGTTGTATCTTTGATTACAATATCTCCACTGATTGCAGATGTATAGATATTTTCAAAGACATTTATTTCCTCTACAATAGGATTGATGTCATATATTTTGCCTGTTGTGGAAACAATCTTACATTCCTCAACTAAAAATTCACCAGCAAATTGTAAATCACTTTTCGCAACCATTAGGATGCCTCATTCATTTTTCTTTCAAACTCTTTTACAAAATCACTAATGTAACGAGTTCCAATAAGTCTAATTTGTCTTTTCTTTTCTTGTAATTTGTCTTCATACTGATAGTTAGATATTGCAGTTGCAGATGGATACTCTGTGGTATTCATACCAACATCAATAGTTATACTAGTATCTCCAGATGTCTGTGTAATTTCATAATGGTGTACTGCTTGTGGGTTTTCGTATTTGTCAAATACAAACTCTTCAAATCTTTGAGTGCTCATAGGCCATTCTTCGTAATAGTCAATAATATCATTTGCAACAAGAATAGTCCAGTGTAAATTTGGGTCACCATAATATTTGTGTGCAATCATCTCTGGTGTTTCACCGTCTTGTACATCATAGTAATCAAACCCTAAAATGTTTTCTTTTACACCAGCAATCAATTTTACTCTGGACATGACATCTTTCATGATAGTAAATTTACCATCACCTTTTGCACTGTAGTAAATATTTGGAAACATATCAAAGTATGCCATATTAGTATCCTAACGCAAGTTTCTCTCTGGTGATAAGTTCCAGTTCTTTGAATTGTAGTTCAATGTTTGTCTCTACTGGTGGAGCTCCACTACCATCTGAATGTGGTCTAAAGAATTGTACTCGTTCACCACCATAAGTTACGTTACAACTCTCTAATACACAAGTAGATATTTTATTTAAAAAACTATTTTCTTTATTCATATTCATATATGTAATATCAAATGTAGCAGGAACAATCATAGTTCTAGAACTACTGATATTATCATCAAAGCTAGGTGCCATGTAAAATCTAAACATTCTACAGATTTCATCTACTGCACTTGCTTCTGCTTCTGATTTAGGCATCATTTTGAATGAATAACTGAATGACCGTCTACTAATACCTTGAAACACCATCTCTAATCTATTATTTGTAACTTTACCAGATGCAAGTTCAATCGCAGCTTTTGCTCCAGGCGCAATTGTATCTGCGGCTGCTTTTAATGTCATTTCACCAGAATCACTAAGCGCACCCCCTGCTTCTTTTACAACAGCAGATGCAAATTCTTTATTAAATACACCACTTACTGCACCCTTTTTATAAAGGTTTGCAGCTGCAGTAGCAAATGCACCCATTTCTACTTCACCATACTGAGCACCTTGAGAAACAGCAACAGTCGCAGGCATATACATTGCAATTGACGCTTCTAATCTTTTAGTTGCTTTTGTAGGAACACTTACAGTGGTATTATCTCCCATAGCAGTTATACCACCATCATCTAAATCTTTGAGTTCGTTACCACCATAACTAGATGCTTTCTTTACATTCCTACCTTGACTAAACTTTACGTTTGCATTTGATTGTTCATTGATATGAAATATAACATAATGTCCTTGGTCATTAGAGGTTAAGTCTTCTGGGTAAGCAATATGTTTACCTTTAAATGGTTTTGTAGTCGCATAGTTACTTCTATCGACTCTACCTCTACCGCCTGGATTAGTTGTGCGTCCACCACCCAAAGCATCTGATATCATATTATTCAGTTTATTAGTTGCTTTGTTGATTGCAGTATTTTTGATTTCGTTTAAGAATCCTCGCATCTGTATAAATATCCTTAGTTACATACTATTTAGGTGAATAATCATGGCATACCGTGGAAGATACATACCAACTTACCCAAAAAAGTATAGGGGTGACCCTTCTAATATTATTTATAGAAGTTTGTGGGAAAGAAAGTTTATGGTATATTGTGACCGTAATGAAAAGATATTAGAATGGGGTTCTGAGGAACTAATAGTACCTTACCGTTCACCGTTGGATGGAAAACTACACCGATACTTTCCAGACTTTTATGTAAAGGTAAAAACACCAACTGGTAGTAAAAAGTGGATAGTAGAAGTAAAACCTAAAGCACAGTGTAAACCCCCAAAAATGCCTAAACGAAAAACCAAGAAGTATCTCAATGAAGTTCGTACTTGGGCTATCAATGATGCAAAATGGAAACACGCAATCGAGTATTGTAAAGATAGGAATATGGAGTTTATCATCCTCACAGAAGTTGAATTGATGATATAAATAACTACATGGCAGAAGAAACTTATTTCGATAAAATATCGACACAAATTAAAACTGGTAATGAACCATATACTTGGTATCGTAATCGTATCAAAGAGCTCGGAACACCAACCGTTCCAGAGTTATTACGTTCTGGTAAACTTAATAATAAACCTCACCCAAAACACCTAAATATGTTTGTCTATGCACCAAAGTTTGCAAAGAAGTTGCCATATTATGATACATTTCCACTGGTCATGTACTTGAAATCGGCAGAAGGTGGGTTCTATGGATTAAACTTCCACTACTTACCATATGCACTTAGAGCAAGACTTCTAGATGCCGCTGGACAAGATAAACTGGATGTTAGTGCAGTAGAGAATAGTAGATTGACAAAACCAACTATAAAAAGATATTTGTATGGATATGCAAGGTCTATGTTTAGAAAAGTTGATAGTGATGATAATTTAACTGCGATTATGTTACCAGTACAAAGGTTTAAGAAAGCGTCAGACAGTAAGGTTTGGGGTGATTCAAGGAAGATGATTTAATGTCACGATTTAATTTTTCAAATGCTCTTGGTGGTGCAGTATTCGGTTCACTTAATGCGTTCTTATCACATAATGCATCCAGAGATGGATATGCAAAAGCAAACAGATATGAAGTTGTTATCTTGTTACCGTCTGGTGTTACCAATGGTGCATTTCAAGACGCTGGTGAGGCTGCAATGTCTACTAATGTACTATCAAAATTACATGGTGAGACTGCAAGACGTATTTCGTTTCGTTGTGATTCCATATCAATTCCAGGCAGAAATCTAAGAACACAGATGAATGGTAATATATACGGCCCACCCCATGAGATAGTTCAAGGACAAACTTTTGCACCAGTAGAAGCAACCTTTTATTGTGGTTCTGACCTCGCAGAAAGATACTTCTTTGAAGACTGGCAAAAGATTACTTATAATCCAGATACATACAATATTAATTACTATAAGGAGTATATTGGTTCAGTTGAGATTTATCAATTAAACGAAAAAGATGAAAGAACTTACGGTTGTAAGTTAGAAGAAGTATTTCCTAAGACTGTAGCTGCACTTGCATATGGTCATGGAAATAGTAATACAATACAAAAAGTTTCGGTTGAGTTTGCATATAGATATTGGAGAAATATTGCAACTGAACCTAAAAAGGCTAGTCTTGAAGGTACATTACAAGATATATTGAAGAACTCAATTCTTAGAAATATACAGACAAGATTACCTCCAGTTATTAATAAATTAACTGGAAGATTCGGTGGTTTTTAATTATTAAATAGGAGAATAAATTATGGCGTTGCCTAAACTTAATGCACCAAGTTATGAGATGAAAATTCCATCAACTGGTGAAACCGTGAAATTTAGACCGTTCTTAGTAAAAGAACAAAAGATGTTAATGATTGCACAAGAGTCGAAAGACCCAAATATGATGGCGAATACCATGTGCGATTTGATTGAATCTTGTTGTGAGGGAGTGCAAGGTGTAGAAAAGTCACCAACATTTGACCTTGAATATATGTTCTTACAACTAAGAGCTGTGTCAGTTGGTAGTGAGATTGAACTAGAAATGTTATGTCAAGATGATGGTGTAACAAAAGTTCCAGTCAAGGTTAACTTAGAAGATATTAAAGTTGAAGAGTTACCTAATCACAAAAAAGAGATTATGATTACAGATAAAATTGGTATGACATTTAAGTATCCATCACTTAAAGATATTGCAAAATATGGTCAAGAAGGTGTATCTGCTGTCGATACTACATTTGGTGTAATCCAAGATTGTCTGGTAAATGTTTTTGATGAAAATGAAGTCTATGATGAAATGAGTCAAAAAGAACTACAAGAGTTTGTCGAACAAATGACTACAGACCAATTTGAAGGGGTACAAGGTTTCTTTGATACTATGCCTAAACTAAGACACACAGTAGAGGTTGAAAATCCTAATACTGGTGTTGTTAACAAAGTGCATCTGGAAGGGATGCAAAGTTTTTTAGGATAGCCCTTTCACATGATAGTCTTACATCTTATTATAAGACTAACTTTAGTATGAGTAACCACTATAAGTGGAGTTTAACTGAACTAGATAATATGATGCCGTGGGAAAGGGAAATCTATGTTGGAATGTTAAGAAACTACATAGAAGAAGAGAATGAGAGACTAAAGCAACAAGAGAGGAAATACAAATAAATGACCAAAACAGTAACAGTAGACCCAGAGGTCGCAAAGAAAGATACTAATGGTGATGGTCACATTTCAAAAGAAGAAATGGAGATGGATTTGGAATTTAAAAGAAAAGAACTTGAGGATGCTGACGCTCGCCGTGATGCTATGAGGCAGATGGCTTGGTTCAGTTTATTTGGTATGTTACTTTATCCGTTTGCAGTTGTACTTGCAAACTTGATTGGATTAGAAACTGCATCTAAAATTCTTGGTGATATGGCTGCAACATACTTTGTATCAGTTGCCGCTATCGTCATGGGTTTCTTTGGTGCAAACGCATATGCAGATAAAAAGAAGTAAATAAATGGCTGATATGGAACTAGTAAAAGCATCTAAAAACTTAGAAAATGCAACTGCCCAGTTGAGAGATTTTAATCAATCTGCTGGTATAGAGATTGCAAAACAAGTTGGTGGAGATTTAAAGAAAGGTGTCCTTGACCCCTTTACTAGTGCCTTTGCATCTGTTCCTGGCGTACAGACTTTAGGTGCAGTTGGACAGACTTTATTTAATAAAGCATTTGCAGCCCTCAAAGAGAGAAGAGAACAGAACTTACTTCGTCAAAGACTTGGACTAACCAAAGAACAGTTCTCTCAAATGAAGTATCAGAAAGAAGTAACTGATGCACAAAAAGAATATGCAGAACAATTAGAACAAGGTGCATCAAACTTACTTGGATTAGATTTAAATAATTTTGACATTGAAACTGGTATGGTAAAATACAGTGAAAATGTTACTCTTTCTATAGATAGACTGAATAGACTCAATCAACTAAAACTTGACAAAGATGAAGCATATCGACAGAAACAAGAAAAGGGTGCATCTGCAAGAATTGAAGCAGAAAATCGTGCAGAAAGAGATGCTGCTGACCAAAGAAATATCTTTGAAAGAATTGCAGGCAGTATTGATGGTCTTGCAGAAGGTATTGCGAATATTAAAGCAGAAGATGTCGGTAAAGGACTACTTGCACCCATAGGTCTAATTGGTGGTATAATTGTATCATTTGTTGGTGGTTTTGTTGCAGAAGTAAAATCACAGTTTGCAGCCTTGAAACTCGCTGTGTCTGGTGGTATGAAAGGTTTCGCAACACTTGGTAAATCTATCGGTGGATTAATTAAAACAATTACACCTAATTTTATTCTTAATTTTTTTAATAGTATAAAAACAACTCTTAGTGGTATGAAAGCATCATTTACTGGTTTGTTTAGAGGTGCAGACGTAGTAGAATCAGTCGCAACTGATGGTAAACAAGTTGCTGGTTTCTTTGGTAGAATTAAAAGTATGATAGGTGGTATAAAAACCTTCTTCATGAATAATAAGTTTTTTACTACAATTGTAAAGTTTGGTGATGACTTGATTGCAATGGTAAAAAGTGCATTTGCACCACTTAGAAATTTATTTGGTATGATTAAATCTACATCTACATCAATGGCTGCAATGGCTGGTACTGGTGGTACAATTGGTAAAATTATGGCATTTGCACAAGGATTTGGTAGAGTTTTAGGTAAACTATTCTTACCAGTAACTATTGTAATGTCTGCGTTTGACCTTATCACTGGTTTTATTGATGGTTTCAAAGAATCAGAAGGTGATAGTATTGTAACTAAATTTATTGATGGTGTAGGTGGTGGTCTATCTAAAATGATTGGTAACCTAATTGGAATACCTCTAGACTTACTGAAAAAAGGTGTCAGTATGATTGTGGGTTTCTTAGGGTTTGATGATGCAGCTTCAGCAATTGATAGTTTTAGTTTCAAAGACCTTATCATGGATATCGTAAAAGCACCGTTTAACTTGGTATCAAGTGCAATTGATTATATTGTAGGTGTATTTACTGGTAAAAATGATTTAGTTGCAGATATTATATCTGGTGTAGCAAATGTTGCAGAAGCAGCTAAAGGTTTACTCAAAGGTATTCTACGTTCTATTCTTCCATCACCTAAAAATGAAGACGGTGGTGTTATGGGATGGATTAAATCTCAAGTATCAAAAGTTATTCCAGATAAGGTTTATGAGTTTGCTGGTCTAGACCCAGAAACAGGCGAAAGACTTTTACCAAAAGCATCTGAAGAGAGTCTACAAGCAATATCTGATGCTGGTCTTGCTGGTGCATATACAAAAGCACAAAATGAAGGTAATGCAGATGAGATGGAAAGATTAATCCGTGAGTCTGAAATGAGAAAACAAGGTGGTGCAGAGACTATCATAGTAAATAATAATAATGTAGATGCAAGTCAAAAGTCTGATGTAAGACAAATTAGTTCTTCAAATTTAACAGATAGTGGAGCTATGGCTGGTGCATATGGGTATGACTGGTAATCTACTTAGTTGCATTGTTTAAACTATCAAGAACATCATCAATATTCGGTTCTTTACTGCCTGGGTCATAAATACAACGGTATTGTTTAGGACAGTTATCTTCATACATTAAAGTGTATGTTTTATTACCCCCAACGTAAATACAAGCTTGTCTACCAGTGTATCTTGACTTAACTCTTTTCTTGAGTCTACAAGTTGTATACTTCTTGTTTGGAATTAATCCTCGTTCAATCTTTTGTCTTTGAGTCCAGTTTTCACTTGGTTTTGGTAACTCACAAGTAAAACAGTAACCCCAAATGTCTGCGAACACTGGGGTTGTGAATAATATTGTTGTAAGAACAACAATTAATTTAAACATTGATTAGTAACCTCTGTTTAACCATAACCAGGCTAAACCAAACAAGAAACCACCAATTACTAAAATTAAAAGGACAACTCCGATTATTTCTAAAACTTGTCGTTGTCTTTCTTTTTGGTCATATATTGCTTGTTGCCGTTTCTTACGGATGTCTGCTTCTGTACGCAAGAGCTCTTCCCAAGCAGATGGGCCTCTGGTAAATGAGATTATCTGTTTTAACTCATTTCTCATATCTTCTGCTTTTTTCTTAGCCATGAATATTTGCATAGCTTCTTCTTCTACAGAACCAGCATTAAAGAGTTTCTTAAATAGGGGGGGTTTTTTATTATATTCGTCTGCTTTTTTGATATCTGAAACTGCACCCATCCAGCGTGATAAATCTCCTGCCATAGATTCAATTTCTCGGCCGGCTGCAAATCCTGCTTTTATGGTGTTAAATGCTCCAGATGCCGCTGACACGGCTGCTACGATTTCAATCATTAGTAGTACCTCTCACTCTCTCATTCCTATTTATAAGAACTAGAATTAAGAATGATTCTTAGGTACAAAAAAAAGGGAGAGTATCTCTACTCTCCCTTCCCCCTAACCTTACCGTGGGTTTGGACGGACTTATTGAGGAGTCACCCTATTCATTCGCAAGTTTTTGGAAGTATGACATTGTATCATCATCTTCTTCTACACTTGGAATGTTTGGTTGAGGTTCAGATTTGAACTGAGGTGTTTCCACAACATCTTCGTCAATCATAGAGGCTGCACTTGCAGTGACAGTTCCAGAGAGAACATCATCTAACCTTTTCTTCAACTCATCATATGATTTGAAGGCGGTTGGTGCATGGAATTCTTGCAGTGAATACTGCGTCTTCCAGATACCATCAAGTTTCTCGTCACTGTCTGCGAGTGGAGTTACACTATCAAACTCAGACTTATCATAGTTCCAAAAACCATCAACCTTGCGAATCTTCAACTTGAAGTTCGCACCTTCCCAGAAATCAAATGGGTTAATAGGTGTTTCGTCTTCAAACTCTGGTTGCATCGCTGCCATAATCTTATCAAAGATTTTCTTACCATAACGAAATAGAAACACTTTCCCTTCATTCTCTGGGTGTTTTGGGTCGGATACCACATAGATATTTGAGTAGTATTCCAACTTTCTCTTTTGCTTTCTTGCAAGTTCTTTATCAGACTCAAGTCCAGTATTCCACAACTGAGAGTTATGTTCTGACATTGGGTCTTGTTTACCGATAGTGGTAAGTGAATTCTCAATATACCATTTACCAGTAGGGCCTTGGAAGGCGTGTTTGAACACTTTTACCCAAGGAAGTTCTTCACCATCTGGTGCAGGCAAGAAACGTAGGACTGCTTGTCCAGTACCAGATTTATCTAGTTCTGGTTTCCACAACCTTTCATCCACATAGGATTTCTTTTCTTG